GTCAATGACGGTGTAATTGAGCAATGGTGGCAGGAACCTGGCATCAACAACGAAGGCGCAGACGAAGATCCTTACGAGGAGTCAACACCAAAGAATTGTTTAGACTACCTCAAGAGTAGTCATTAATGAGCGGACAACGGCGATGGCTTAGAGTATGGGCCAGGACCGTTGGCATGCCTATTGGATTGGACGATAACGACAAGCCAGAGTTTCTTCCTATTACACAAACTGATGTAAAGAAAGCACTAGCCTTTAGAACATTTTGGATTGTGTTGCATGTGTTTACATGTTTAATGATTATCGCAGGAAACACTAAAGCTATAGGATGGTGGTAATGGATGTAGATGAAAAAGAAATCGCAAGAATGTTTTATATGGTTAAAGGACATCTAGTAGAATTTGAAACTATGAAACAATCATATAACGGTTACTTTAAAAGAATATGGGGCAATCATGAAAGGTCCCAATATGCTTTAGAAGGATTTGAAGAAGCATATACAAAATGGAAAGATATCAGTTGAGATTTTTTCTAGCCCAGTGTGAATATAAATGGAGCCATGCACATAAAAGTATGGAGGACCTTTGGGTACGTAGAGAGCTTGGAGAAGAGCTTGCAAAGCACGTTGCAACCAAAGGTTATGATTTAGTTTTAATCAGATCTAAATCACAAACAATGCCAGAAGATATATACTGTCGTTGTGATATATATGTTGATATTCCGGATGACAAGCAGGCAACATTATTTGCACTTAAATATAACAAAGCACTACCATTGAAAAGAGGACAACGTGATAACGAATATTGGTAAAGAAATAGTTGATACTATTATAAAGGACGATCCTGTTCGTCCGCACTTAGATGCTGACTTTAGAACTAGTAGCCATAGAGAAGTCTATGCACTATACGAGGACAAGTATGCAGAACAGCATTTTCCAGATAACGATATAAAAGCAGTAATCTGTGTTGCTTATACTAATGAAGTTCCTAAAGACGAACACGAATTAGACTTGTACAGTCAACAAGCATGTCAAGACGGACAAAGAGGAAATATTGCAGTATTTTATACAGTATGGAGTTACTCAAAAGGTGCCGGCAGAGAAATAGTAAACACTGTTGCAAAACAGTTACATGATGAAAAACGAGCTGAAAGATTTATAACACTCAGTCCGTTAACTGATATGGCAGAACGTTTTCATTTAAGAAATGGTGCAGAACTGTTAGAAAAGCATAATTCTTGCCAAAACTTTGAGTATACTTTGTAACCAAAATATTTGACTTTTTAATTATTATAGTGTATACTGTATATATTAGTTAGGAGTGATCATGTTTGTAGAAGTAGTTGGCGGTTCAAAATCCCAAAAGAAACATACTAAAAGCATGGTCGAATTCTGTGCTAATAAATTAATGCCACGTTTGTATAATTTGGACATCTTTGTTCATTTGTGTAATCCTACAGGTGCATTAGGTTACTGTTTAGAATTAGAAAATAATAGGACCTTTGAACTAGAGATTGATCGGACATTACCTTTGCGTCAGTTACTTGAAACTGTAGCACACGAAATGGTACATGTTAAACAATATGCAAGACGTGAGTTGCACCCAAGTAAAGAGGCTTGGTTAGGTAAAACTGTAAATCCTAAAAAATTAAGTTATTGGGATCTACCATGGGAAATTGAAGCACACGGACGTGAAGTAGGCTTATTTGTACGTTATTGCGAAGAAAATAAACTAGGGAAGTATAAATGGACAAACATGTAATAAATAGGTATATAATAAATTATGCCTAAATACGATAGTTGGAACAGCTCAGATGCAGTAGATAGATCGTTACTTGATAACGACATACACTATCTAAGCGGAGAAATTACTAACGAAAATATAAGTGAAGCCATTAAATGGATACTTAGTGCTAACCTAATTAAAAAACCCAAACGTACACTTGAACTTTATGTTAACACCACCGGCGGCGATCTATACGAGATGTTTGCTTTAATTGATGTAATGAAAACAAGTTATCACAACATAAGCACAGTAGGTATTGGTGCTGTAATGAGTGCAGGGTTTATGATTTTTGCAAGTGGTACAAAAGGATATCGTTGGATTGGTAAGAACGCTGGTATTATGAATCATCAGCATAGTGATAATATGGATGCTAAGATGCATGACATGAAAGCACAGATGAAAGAAAATAAAAACTGTGAAATGAGATGTATGCAAATACTACGTGAAGCAACAGGTATGACTGTTCAAGAAGTCAATACTAAATTTATTAAGAACCCGTCCGATCAATATTACACAGCCAAACAATTGGTTGATTTAGGTATAGCAGACGACATTTTATAGGTTGACATCTATAGTATTTGATGCTATTATATACACATAATTAACTAATGAGGCACACTATGATCAGCGATGTTAAGATTAAAAACGGATATTTAAGTAAGGATGCACTACCATTGAAAACAGTTCCTACACAAGAAGCATTAGCATTTGCAGTAGCCGCACAACGTATTAACAAAGGCTATGTAAAAGACACACGTAGATTTTCAGAAGACAATCCAACTATCTTTTCTAACAAAGAAATAGTTAAGTTTGCATTCAATCCTGACTATAGACCAAATGACTTTGTTCTGCCTAAGCCAACAGCAGACGATTATGCAGAAGTAGCAGAAATACATAAGTGGATGAAACGTTATGTAATGTTAGGACTTGCTGACTTAGATGAATTTAAACGTGATATGATTGATAGTGTTTCACAGGATACTGTAATAAAGAACAACTTAGGTAGAATTGCATTTATTCCTGAGTTTGTAAAACGTGACAAACACGAAACAGGACTTACAAAAGAAATTCGTATTGAGTATCGTGACAGTCAATACCTAGGCAAAGAGAAAGATGTTGTTGATGGTGTTATTAAAATACTTGATAAACGTTACAGCCAACAATGGGAGAGCTATAACTATGTGGCTGTTATAGATGGAAACTTAGTGAGCTTTATGAATAAGTTTCCATATGACGTAGGTAGTATGCTACGTGTAAAAGGCAAAGTAAAAGCTCAAACAAAAAACAAATTGTTTAGTGCAAACGAAACTAGACTTAATTACGTTAAACTTTATAAGGTGTAAAATGGAAGTATTTGAAAACAAATGCATGGTAACATGTACAAACAACGATAGAATTGTAGAAGCAGAAGTAGATAACTTTAGAACTAAAGATTCTATGAATGTGTTTATGGCTACTAACAAAATCCATATGAAATATAACGGAAGGGTGTATGTAGGTAATGCGTTTGGATACGAATTTACTACACCAGGACCAGAATCATACAATGTAAAGGAAGGAAGATAATGAACGTAAAATACGACGGCCCACTTGTAAGTGCTTTTCAAACTGAACCTACAGGTGTAGTTAAACAAGAACTAATTACATATCGAATCAAAGACGGTATGCTACGTAAAGAAGTAACAACACGTAAGTTTAATAAAGATCAAACTGACTGGCACGACTCGCAATCAGTTGATCCCTTAATGGAGTGGAAAGATGCCTAATTTAGTACCAGTTGTTGTTGAAAAAGAATCTAAAGGTGAACGTAGTTATGACATTTATAGTCGACTACTAAAGGACCGTATTATAATTATGGACACTGATGTTAACTCAATGTCAGCAAGTCTAATTGTATCACAACTATTATTCTTAGAATCACAATCACCAGGTAAGCCTATTAGTTTTTATATTAATAGTCCAGGTGGTGTTATTAGTGATGGTATGAGTATTTACGATACAATGCAATTTATTAAGTCACCAGTACATACTATTGTGATGGGACAAGCATGTTCAATGGGTAGTTTCTTAGCACAAGCAGGAGAAGCAGGACATAGAATGATGTTACCACATGCAAGGCATATGATTCATCAGCCTAGTGGTGGAGCAAGAGGTATGGCTAGTGATATTGAAATTAGTTATAATGAAATTATGCATTATAAAAAGATGTTAACTGAACTGTATGTTAAGCACAATACTAAAGGTAAAACGTTTGACGACTTTACTAAAGACATGGATAGAGATACTTTTATGTCTGCACAAGAAGCACTTGACTACGGACTTATTGATCGCATTGTGGAGAAGATGTAATGCCTATTCCAGAAAGAGTTATTATGCCAGGAGCACCTGAGCCAAAAGATCCAAGCAAGAAACATTTTTATATTAGTCTTGTTAAAAGTGCAATTCGTATTGCAGGTTGTGTAGCGGCCCTAGCTACAGGTAGTTGGGGTTGGTTAGCGGCAGGATTACTTGTTGCTGAAATATTAGGTATAGCAGAGGAGTTGTAAATGAATCAAGTAAAGGATACTGTTGCAGACCTTAAAGGCATACCTACAGAAAAGTTACTACTTGAACAACTACGCAAAGAAACTTTAGTTGTTACATTTAATAAGTTAGACGGTAATGAACGTATAATGACTTGTACAAAGTCTTTTGATATCATTCCTAAAGAGGCACAGCCTAAAACGGACAAAGCAACCAAAGAAGGCAATGTAACTGTTTGGGACACAAATGCTAAAGGTTGGAGGAGTTTTAGGTATGACAGAGTTACCAAAGTTGAAGGACTTTAGCGGAAACCTTATTCGAGTCAAATACTTAGAAGACGAAGTTAAATATGCACAGAGTCAATTACAAGAACATGACACAGGACATATCCATACAGCAATTAGTTGGATGAAAGATAGAATTAAGCATTTAAAAGGAGAAAGTAATGAATAAATTAATCGTAGCAGGAGTTCTTACTCTAATGTCTACATCAGCAATGGCTGAAACAGTAACAGATCATTTTAAGTCTATAATCGAACAAACACCTTACAGAGTTGAAGTTTGTAAAGATGTTGTTATCCAAGGAAAGACTGATCAAGGTAGTGCTATCATTGGTGGACTAATTGGTGGAGTTATTGGCAACCAATTTGGTAAAGGTGGCGGTAAAGCGGCGGCTACAGGTATTGGTGCTATGACTGGTGCAATACTTGGAGGTAATAATAACAAGAGTACTCCTAGTACTACCCAACGTCAATGTCAAATTGAAACTAGGTATGAAGAATCACAACGACAAGTTTACAGTCATTCGATTGTAACTTTTATGTACAATGGTAAACAACAGACACTAAGGTTTACTAAGTAACTAACAAATAGGAAGATTGCCTGAGTGGTTTAAAGGAGCGGTTTACTAAACCGTCGTAGGGGTAACTCTACCGTGGGTTCGAATCCTACATCTTCCGCCATATGCCGGCATAGCTCAGTTGGTAGAGCAATTGATTTGTAATCAATAGGTCCCGAGTTCGAATCTTGGTGCCGGCACCACTTTAATATTTAACGGCAATGGGTCGTAGCATAATGGTAATGCACCGCTTTTTGGTAGCGTAGAGTATAGGTTCGAGTCCTATCGACCCAGCCACATAAAAAGATAAATAACTCGACAAAGCAAATAGGCTCGAATTTTTTTTGAGCAAATTTTTTTTAGGTCGCAACTCAAAAAGGAAAAAAGATGACGCAACTAATATCCCCAAGTAAATTTACGAACACAGTTGGCCTTTTAAGGTCATTTTTTTTGGACAAAGGATTCTTAGAAGTCCATACCCAAAACAGACTAAGCATACTTGCCGCATGTGAAGATCCATTCAATGTAGCAACTTACAATTACGCAGGCCAGGTTTGGCCATTACCGCAAACAGGCCAGATGTGGCTAGAACATGAATTATTAAGTAGCCCCGATAGTAAGGGGTTTTTTTGTGTGTCCACTTCCTATAGACAAGAGCCAAATGCAATACCAGGCAGACATGACATAATATTTCCAATGTTTGAATTTGAAATGCCAGGTAGCATTGATGATCTTAAAGCAATGGAGTATGAACTATGTGAATACTTAGGCTTTGGCAACATTACAGAAAAGACTTATAGAGACTGGCAAGAGCATTACGGAGTTGATTGGATCAACGAGATGGATGCTGAACATGAACTAAAGATGGCGGATGACTTTGGTCAAACAATGATTACAGACTTTCCAGAGATGACTAGCCCATTTTGGAATATGAGTAGAAACGATGGTGGTGGAACAAGTAAAAAGATTGATGTCATACTAGGTGGTATGGAAACTATTGGTTCAGCAGAAAGATCATGTGATGTTGATATGATGAGAGATACATTCCACACAATTACAGACGGAGCTTACTCGGAGCTGTTGTTTAAATTATTTGGTAAAGAACGTGTAGTAGCAGAACTAGAAAAGTTTTTAGAGTTTGACTTCTTCCAAAGAGTAGGCGGAGGCATAGGTATTACACGTATGATTCCTGCACTAGAAAAAATCAACAAGGTATAAGAATAATCTGGGGTGGTGAAATTGGTAGACACGTATGACTGTTAATCATATGATAGATATACTGCAATTTATTTATCGTGGAGGTTCGAGTCCTTCCCCCAGAGCCAACTTTTATTATAAATATTAATATGAACAAAGAAGAATATGACGAAATAGTAAAAACAATCAATAAAGTTATTGATCAATATGTTCAACCAGCAGTTGAACAACACGGCGGCTTTATCAAGTTTGAAGACTTCGATCAAACAACAGGCCGTGTAAGTGTTTTACTACAAGGATCATGTTCTGGCTGTGCAAGTAGTACTATTACACTTAAAATGGGTGTAGAGAATATGCTTAAACATTATGTACCTGAAGTAAATGCTGTAGATGGCATGGACGATCCTAACTTTAATAATCCTTACTATTAGTCAACTAATACCTATTAGCTTATAGGAACAATCAATTAGACTTTTCCCTTTTTTGGTGTTATTATATATTAAATAACATTGTAAAAGGAGAAATGTTTATGCCACCACGTAACCACAAGAATTGGTTAGCAAAACCACCAGTAGAATCTATCAGTAGCGAATGCTATAGCAGTCAAGAAATATTTGAACAAGAGATTAAAAACATCTTTGCTAAAGTATGGGTACCTGTTATCCACAAAAGCGAAATAAGAAACGAAGGCGACTATCGAACATCGCAGATTGCGTTTGAAAATATTATTGTAGTAAATGCAGGTGATAGGATTAAGGCCTATAAACTCTATGATGCACGATATCAAATTTCTGGAACACTTGAAGCACCTATTATAACAAGTGAGCCTGAACTATACTGTGAAGTAAAGCACGGAGGTATGGTATGGGTAACACTTGATTCTAATCCAACGCAGAGTGTTGAAGAATGGACCGCCGGAGCATTTGATTGTATTGCTGATGCTATTGACACAGAAGAACTAGAAGTGTTCCATTATCATAAAGCACTTATTCCAACCAATTACAAATTATGGCACGATACTAATAGTGAATTCTATCACGACTTTATGCATTACTTTAATCGTGTAACAGGATTTAATGATGAATACTTTGCACGTAAGAATATTCCGTTTGATAACGGACATGTAAACGTAAGTAGTTTCACAGTTAACTATACGGAGTTTGCAGGAGCAACTGATCGCGGAGAACTAAGTTTTCCTAACCTACCACCAAACCAATGGTACATGGTAGACTTGTTTCCAGGCTTTAACTTTAACCTACGTGGTAGTGCTTATCGTAGTGATAGTGTTACTCCACTAGGACCTAATAGTGTGCTTATAGAGTTTAGAGGCTATGGCTTATTAAACGACACACCCGAAGAGCGACAGCAACGTATAGATCATCACAATACTATATGGGGACCGTTTGGACGTAACTTGCACGAAGACTTGCTAGGTGTTACTGGACAAGGTGTTTCAATGGCTCCGGGTACTGAACGTAGAAACATACTACATGGCAGACATGAGAATGGAACTATACACGATGAAGTAGGTATGCGTCATTACTACAGTGAATGGGGTAAGTACCTAGATCTAGATCCTTATCAGTAATAAGTTATAAATAAGTGTAATACAACTACACGAGACTATTATGGCATACTCTGAAAAGGTACTTGACCATTACGAAAACCCACGCAACGTTGGCACATTTGATCCCAAGAAAGATAACATAGGAACAGGAATGGTAGGAGCACCTGCCTGCGGTGATGTTATGCGTCTACAGATAGAAGTAGAAGATGGAATCATTAAAGACGCTAAATTTAAAACTTACGGTTGCGGCAGTGCAATAGCAAGTTCAAGTTTAGTAACTACAATGGTTAAAGGAATGACACTAGACGAAGCATCAGCAGTTAAGAATATGGACATTGTAGAAGAACTTGCATTACCGCCAGTTAAGATACATTGTAGTGTTTTGGCTGAAGATGCAATCAAAGCGGCAATAAAAGACTACCAATCTAGAGCTAAATAACTATACGTTCAGGCAATGAGCCCGGAAGTAGCACTAAGCGAAGGAACGCACTTAACTGTAAAAGGGAGAGTGTTATGAATTACAAAGACTTCGAACTAGCTCGTAAAAAAAGAAAAACAGAATTAGCACATAAAGCAATTATACGCAAAATGGCTGAGAATCGTTTGTCTAGACCAAGAGCTGAAAAAAACATACTAAGTTCAGATCCAAGATTACAAAAAATCTAAAAAAATAGGTTGACTTTTATAATAGAAGATAGTATTATAAATACATAGTAAGAAGTAAAAGGATTTTAAAACATGTCACAGACTAATACAACATATATTACTTGTTGGCCACCATCCGGGGGTATGTCTTGACATGACTTTGTAAAAAAAGTTATTTCAATAAGCCCCTAGTAATTAATTTTATTAGGGGCTTTTTTTATGGGTGAAGTGTTAATGGTTGCACGTCAGACTCCAAATCTGAAAGACAGGGTTCGATTCCTTGCACCTATGCCAATTTTATCTTCCAAAAGTGGTTGACATTGTTATATACTGATGCTATTATAGTAACATAATTAATTAATGAGGCACACATGAGAACGCAACCGCAGGCTATTATAGAAAAATTAGAAGCAGACAACAGTCGTCTAGCTAAAGAACAAGTGATACTAGAAGCAATGGAAGAAGGACTAGATGAGTTCTTTGAAGGTGTACGTATGGCACTTGATCCACTTGTTACATTTGGAGTAAAGCAAGTACCAGAACGTAAAGACACACAGCTAGGACAAGGTCTTATTTGGAAGGATTTCAAAGTACTTGCCAATCAACTTATCAATAGAGAGCTTACAGGACATGCGGCACGTGATGCTATTGAATTGGTAATGAGTGTTGCTACAGTTGAACAGTGGAATGGCTTTTATAGACGTATCTTAATCAAAGACCTACGTTGTGGATGTAGTGAAAAGACTGTAAACAAGATTGCTAAGAAGTTTCCACAGTATGCAATTCCAACATTTACTTGTGCATTAGCACATGACTCAGCTAACCACGAAAAGAAGATGGTAGGCAAAAAGCAAATTGAAGTTAAACTTGATGGTGTAAGAGTACTTGCAGTATGTAAAAGCGGCAAGGTAGAATTGTTTAGTCGTAACGGCAAACAGTTTCATAACTTTCCACACATCATTGCAGAGATTGAATCTGTGTTAGAACGTAAGCCTAGTCCATATGATTGTGTACTAGATGGTGAAGTAATGAGCAAAGACTTTCAAGACCTCATGAAGCAAGTACATAGAAAAGATGGTAAGGCCGCAACTGATAGTGTATTACACTTGTTTGACTTTATTCCGTTGAAAGACTTTTTAGAAGGTGGTTGGGATAAACCACAAACATATCGTAGTAACTTAGTTAAGTATTGGGTATTGGAAAACGAAGACCTCTTAGAGCACGTACAAGCGTGTGAATGGGAAGAGGTAGACCTGAGTACTGATGAAGGCAATAACCGCTTTGTAGAGCTTAATAAGACGGCTGTAGACGGTGGTTATGAAGGGGTTATGATCAAAGATGTTGATGCTCCCTACGAATGCAAACGTACACATGCTTGGCTCAAAGCAAAACCTTTTATTGAAATTACATTAACCGTCGTTGACGTTGAAGAAGGCACAGGACGTAACGAAGGAAGACTAGGTGCCGTAATAGTAGAAGGAGAAGACGATGGATACAATTATCGCCTTAACTGTGGGAGTGGTTTCACTGACGCTCAACGTGATGAGTACTGGACTGAACGTTCTAGTCTCATTGGTCAGTTGATTGAAATAAGAGCAGATGCTCGAACACAATCACAAGACAGTGACACTTACAGTTTGAGATTTCCACGATTCAAAACGTTTCGTGGATTTCAAGCTGGTGAGAAGATCTAATGTATAAGGTCACAGCATATTTTAAGAATCACAAAGTTACACAGACATTTTATGATCTGTATGACGCAATAGATTGGCGCGATGTCGCCGATGCACATTATCCTGTAAAGGTAACATTTAGAAAGGTTATATCAATGAGAGAATGGGTATATAATTGTTGGAACGTAGTAATGGATCACGAGAAGAATCCATTAAGTGTAATTCCGGACTTTAGCACAAGACATATGATTATGCAAGTATTAGCATGGATGTGGTGTATTGTATTTGGTATTATTGTAGGTAGCATGTATGCAGGAGTATTCAGTATGTTAATGCATACGTTGATACTAGGAGCAGTAGCTATTACTGTTGGTACATTTGAAACTGCAAAGCGGAGGCCACAATACTTTGGTGGTTTTGGTCGCGGTAAAGGCGGCGAACATGAGTGATCCAAACAAACCTTATCATAATAAAGGTGCTGGAATAGCATTTTTAATTATTGCGTTTATGATGTTAGGTGTACCCGTAATTATTGGAACAACAATGGGTTGGTTCAATCTATTTGGTATACTAGGATTGTAACATGTGGACTTTAGTATTTGTATACTTTTTTGAAGTAACTCCTTTTGTAGAACTAGTTAGTGTTCATACATCAATGACTGAATGTTTCCAAGCAAGAGAAGTTCTTAGTATAGAACACGGCAAAGGCAATGGTTATTTTGAAGCAGGACATCAAGCAGTTTGTATTAATATGGACGAAAGCACTTAATGAATATTGAATTTATTTGTGGTGACAAAAGTGTCTTAACAAATTTTCCTATTGTACCGGCTAAGGATTGTTTACCTGACTGGTACAGTAGTATTAAAGCAAATGACGACAATGGTGTTCCAACCATTGCTGGCTGTTGGCCTGTAAGAGATATGGTAACCGCAGGTTACATTATACCTAATGTATATGAACAAGAAATTATAGCACAAACTAATCGAGATACAGGAGAAGAAGAACTTGAAAGAGTATTTCCTGTTGAACGCATTGGTGAGTTTATGGAACTACAAAATAAGTTTACTGCACCAAGTGCATTTCATTCAAATCAACAATGTCCTGTACATATACAAGGCAAAAAGAAATCTTATATTAAAGTATCTGTGCCTTGGAAGATTAAAACTCCGCCGGGCTATAGTTGTTTGTTTGTACAACCGTTTTGGCATTTTGATCAAGAGTTTGTAATAATGCCTGCAATTATTGATACTGATGAATTTGATTTAAACAATCTTAATTTTCCTTGTTACCTAACTGATCCTGTAAAACTAATTAAGCCAGGTGAACCATTGGTACAAGTAATACCTTTTAAAAGAGATAATTGGAAGCACACACTTAAATATGAGCGTCCAACAACTAGAAGTAAGATGAACTTGTTCTTGCATAATATGTATAAAAGAGCATTTCATCAAAAGAAAAGTTTCCAATAATGCTTGACTTTTTGTTAAGTCGGCTATATACTGTTTATACACATTAGAGGAGTGGCACATGGCTAGAGTAAATAAAATCACAGGTAGAGCTGTTAAAAAGAAGGCTCCCCGTGGTGCACCAAGGTTAAAACGCGGTGCTAAAATGACAGAACCTAGTTGGGAAGGTTGGGAAGAATGGACTGGTGAACAGTTTCATCGTGCCGCCCAACATGCAAGAGCTTGGTATTACGAACATTATAAGCCACTTGATTTATATCCTGCGGTTGGTGCTTGGATGGACAAGAACGGTTACACAAAAGAACAAGTTAAACAAGTTAGAGCCGCACCTACACATGCACTAAGCATTACTGCTGGTATTACAGCCAAACTGCTAATGAACGGCATGCCCGACTACAATAAAAAGCATGATGAGTATTGGCAAAGTCTAGCTGGCACAATGGGCGTTACTGCTCCTGTAACAAAATTTTTGAAAGCTCGTATTGAAGAAGCAATGCAACAAGGTGCTTATCTTCTTACACAAAAGAAAGAAGTAGAAGAAGAAAAAGCAAAAGTACATCAGCCTACTATACAAGAACGTATACGTGAACAAGTAAATATACAAGCAGAAGCTATTGAAGAATGGTTAGATGGGTGGATAACAGACCCAAAGTCGTTTGACCCTAAAGGGTTTAATTTTAAAGAACATTTTCAAAACTTTGGAGTAACACAGGCTCATGCACGTAGGATTTCAGGATACTACGACGGAGAGATTCAAGAGTATAATGAACTGCTAAATTTTCCTAGTAAGGCTAAAATTGCAAAGATGGACGAACATGCACAAGACATGTTGGAACAACTCAAAGAAGCATATGCACATCTTAATAAAGACGATGTTAAGAAGATACTTGAAGCAATGGGTAATATTCAAATGGCTTGTCAACTAGTAGTTGATACAAGTAAAGCAACACGTAAGACTAGAAAACGTAAACCTAAGAGTGCTGAAAAACTAGTTGAGAAGTTGAAATACTGTAAGGTAGATAATAAGAATAGTCTTGCAAGTATTAACCCAATAGAGATTATCTATGCTAACGAGCTTTGGGTATTTAATATTAAGACACGTAAGATTGGTAAGTATGTTGCTAAAAACATAGATCCACAAGGTATGCAACGTGAAGGTAGTGGACTTAGTGTAAAAGGTACTACTATCATTGGATTTAAAGAATCCGAAAGTGTACAAAAGACAATGCGTAAGCCTGAAGAGAAACTTAAAGAGTTTAAAGAAGCAGGCAAAGTTAAACTACGTACATTCTTAGAAGATATCAATGCTGTAGATATTAAACTTAATGGTAGGATAAATGCGGATACTGTGCTTCTGAAGGTAAGTTGATAAATACTTACATGAGCCAGATAGATAATATAAGAGAAGGCCTCGCACGTCTAGCAACGACTGTTGAGACCATTGCAAACACACAAGCCGCAGAAATGCCACCCGCAACTGTAAACAGTATTAGCGGTAATGCAGTGCATGGCGGAAAAATTACATTACTTAGAAGTACAGGTATCAACGACAAAGCAACTAGAACTAGTTTGCTTGTAGAAGATGATATGATTACTGTAGGTAGTATGGACGTAGATAGCCTAATAGGAGACATCGACGTAAGTGGTGCATTGAATGTACAAGGAATTCTTACTGCTGGCAAACTACATGTTGAAGAACTAAGTTCAACACAAAAAGTTACACAAAATATTGACTTTACTGCCCAAGGCGGAACCATTGACATGATGGGTATGCAATGGAGACAAGACGGTGAAGCAACCAAACAAATTGTATGGCGTGGAGATAGATTCTACATTAGTAATACAATTGACCTGCATAGAAATGCAGTTATTGAAATAGATAATATTCCTGTACTAAGTGCAGACAAACTAGGTGTTACTGTTAAGCACAGTGAACTTGAAACTGTAGGAACATTAAACGGTCTACGTATAGCAGGCGATCTAAGTGTTGATGAATTTGTTACATACGACAGTGGAACAATGCGTTTTGCTATCGGCGCTGAAGCACCTAATGCACAATTAAGTGTAGCAAGTAATGAAGCAGAGTTTGTAGTTGATCCTGAGTTTGATCATATTAGAGTAGGTGCATACACTACAAGTAAAATGAGTTTAATTACAGACAACAAAGAACGTATTGTTATTAAAGAACAAGGCGGTGTTGAAGTAAAAGGCACACTAGGTATTAAAGTACAGTATCCAGGTGATGATGTAGATTTACAAGTAGCAGGCGCAATTAGATTTGCAGATAAAAGATTAGCAGTAGGTAACGAAATGCCTACTACAGGAAACAACAACCAAGGTGATATTGTATACGATAATAATCCACAAGCAGGAGGCTTTATGGGTTGGGTATGTATAGAAAGTGGTGCACCTGGTACATGGAAACAATTTGGGAAGATAGAAGCATGACAGCATTAGTAAACATAAGTGCAGATAACGTTCTTGCAATTAAAGAAGGTCTAAACAGTTTAGGTAATGCACTTCTATCAATCAATCAAATCGCCGGAGACGATACAACATCAAGACTTATTATTGATGGCGGCGGCACACTTAAAGTACAAGGATCTTCAAACACAGTATTTGAAGGCAGTGTAGGAATTGGTGTTTCGGCAGTATCAAATGGCGTAGCATTAGAAACTAACGGACCTGTTAAGTTTCAAAACAAAAAGATGGAAGTTGGTGACGGTATTCCAACTATTGGTCTTTACAATCAAGGTGACATTGTATGGCATGATGCACCTGCCCCGGGCGGCAACTTAGGTTGGATTTGTATTAGAACTGGCACTCCAGGTGAGTGGCGCAGTTTTGGTTCAATTTCAGGTTAACTAACGATTTAATCAAACATACAAAAGCAGTAAATAGTATGCGATGTAATCTTATTTACATTGTAGAACTATGGACAACACAGAGGCAAATAATAATGATAGATGAAGAAAAAATAGAGAAACAAGTAGAACGTTGGGACGTATTCGCAAGAGTAATTCCTACGATTTTTCTTGTGGCTTGCTCAGGCTTAATTTTTACAGGTATAATAGATTTTGAACAGGCATTCTGGATAGGGTTGGCCCTATTCGCTGTAACAGCAGTAACTTGGTGGTTTTGGACAATATACACCATCAGACAATTAGTAAAAACATTAAACAGGGCTAGTAAAAACTTAGCCGAAGTGCGAGCTGAATTTAAGAGCGTAGCACAGGATATTGAGGCAATGAGAAGTAATGACAAAAGATAGAAAGTTTATAATAACGAAGGCTATAGCAAATATAATCAGCGGATTAAGTATGGTAACTATAATAGGATTTGGAGTTGCCTACATGAGTTTTGATAATGCATTTGTATTCCAAGACACACAAATTAACGTAGTAAACAATCCAATTGAAAAAGGGCAAGACATAGAATTCTATATGGTTGGATCAAAGAAATATGAGTGTAGTAGCACAGCCGCATATGGTGTGGCACACGCAGTAGACGGAAGTCACTCACATGATCTAAACAAGTTTACAAAACGTTACATACAAAACACAGCGCCAGGTGATAGAGTAGAGAATGGTTGGCATATGGCTGTACCTAGTGATATGGTAAACGGTGGAGAGTATCGTGTTAGTATGACAGGTGAGTTTGAATGTGTACATTTAATATTCAAAACACAAAAATCGCAAACGTTCGATAATATTTACTTAGTAGTAAAACCAAACTAAATAATCTTATGTTAGTAATTGGTAACGGATCTAGCCGTGACGGCGTTCTACTTGACAAGATATATCAAGAGAAGATAGGCTGTAATGCAGTCTTTAGAGATTACTATGTACAACATCTAGTATGTTGTGACAAACGCATGGTTAAACAAGCATTACCACATCACACAAATATATACACTAGGCAACGATGGCACAAAGAATTAGGCGTACTAGCACTTCCTAACTTAGTTGAAAAAGGTACACAAAGAATGGACGATCCGTTTCATTGGGGTAGTGGACCGTATGCAATACTATTAGGTGCAACACTAGATAATAAAGTAAACTTAGTAGGATTTGATCTATACAGTACAGATAACAAAGTTAATAACATATACAAAGGCACAGAAGGGTACAGTAGTACAGACTCACATGCAGTTGATTATAGTTATTGGATATATCAAATAGCCAAAGTGTTCGAATGGTTTCCAAAAACAACATTTAGAATATACAATAATAAAGACTGGCAGTTACCAAAAGAGTGGAATTTGGACAACGTTTCACTTGACATCATAGATAATTTATAGTATAATAAGTACATTAACATCACAGAGGACTTTATGCGTCGACCCTCTTTAAATACTCCGCCGTTTAATATAGGAGAATAATATGGCTTATTATAGCACAAAAACATACGGACACAACATAGGACTTTCAGCAGTCTTTAGACAACCTAACGCAGAGCATTCACACTGCCATTTGCTACATGGTTACAGTTTAGCATTTACATTCACATTTGGATGTGATAAACTAGATGACAAAAACTGGGCAGTAGACTTTGGCGGACTAAAGCCATTAAAGAAGTGGCTAGAAGATACGTTTGATCATAAAACAGTTATTGATTTACAAGACCCTCATTTAAATGATTTTAGGATTTTAGAAGCAAAACACCTTTGTAGTGTTGTGGTACTAGATGGTGTTGGAGCAGAGAAGTTTGCAGAACATGCATTTAACTTTGCAGACAAACTTATACGTGAAGCAACAGATAATCGTTGTTATTGTGTACGAGTAGAGTGTGCAGAACACGGTGCTAACTCAGCAATTTACGAGGCATAAAATTGGCCAAGGTTGATAAAAGCCAGTACACTAAAGCACAATGGAATATTATTCGTGCGGCTAGACGAGCTGAAAAAGATCAACGCCGAGCTGAAAAAGAACGTTCTAAATTAGCTAAAGAGAATCCCCCGGTTGAGGCCGTAATACCTCCGCAAGAGCCAACGGTAAGCTCTACTATCGAAGTACATAATCAAGATACTAAAAATTATGTAGTTTGTTTAAAACATGGCAGTAAGTATTCATCAGAGTATGTCAATAAACTTTATAACATGTGCAAAAGGCACTTAACAGTTCCTTATGAATTTGTTTGCTTTACAGACGACCTACGTGGTATTGATGCAAATATCAAAACCATTACACTAAAGGAGATTGGTGTGTCAGGTTGGTGGTATAAGCCTATGTTCTTTGACAA